TTCACTTTAATATGTATCCCATTTTTTAAAATCTCAATGTCAATAATTATTCCACCAGTCGTTAAATAGATTTTATCTGGGTTTTTAAGTGGTATCCAGCGAATATAACATCCAAATTGTAGATCTCGCAAATCTGTTACATATCGATATTCTTTTAATTTTTTATGCATCTCTTTTAATTCTTTCCCTTTAATTTGTATTCTTTGTAAAGAATCGTTTTTATATTTTTTAATTTTAGAATTTGTCAATTCCATTATAGAGGTATTTGTTTCATTTTCTAACGCTCCTAATAATTGATCAATTTGTAATTCACTCATATATTAGTAATAAATATAATTTTTAATTCATTGTAATTGAATATATAAGCAAAAATATCAAAAAATAAACAGTTACTGCATTATGATCTCATGTAATATTTATATTACCTATCTGGATCTTATTTTTCTATTACTTTAAAAAGTGAACAGAGATGTCTTTCTTTTTTTTGGAAAAACTTTTCCGCTATATTGTAAAATGGACAAATAATAAAGTCGATATATTATTATCTTTTATGATTATTATTATTCAACTTTAAAAGAAAATTGAAAAATAAAAACCTCAATTATTTTTTGTTAACCCTAACAACAAATGAAACTATTTTTCATCATTCTTATACTGCAAGTTGGTGTTATATACGCCACCACAACAAACGATATTATAATAGAAGATGTTTTTATAGATAATATTAATTATATCTCATATTGGAAAAATGCCAGTTTGGGATATTGGTTCAGAGATAAATTTATTTACTATTAAAATATTAATACAATAAAAAAGCAACAGACGAATTAGACAATTCTACTGCATAATGCTTTTGTATCCAAATATATGAGTTGGTATTAGGGCACCAGTTATGATCTTAATATTTGATATATATGAATTCTGTGATAATAGTTTTTTTTTTTTTTGGAAAAACTTTTCCGCTATATTGTAAAATGGACAAATAATAAATGTCCAAAATCGAAAATCGCAATAAAGTTTTTTCGTAAAAAACACAAAAAAACTATTTTACTAGAAAGATGTAGGAAAAAAAATAAATATTTTTAAATAAATCTACCTACATGACTTAAAAAAAGGCACTAAAATAATCAAAATAAATTATTTTTTGATTTAGGAACTTTTTATGTAAGTATGTATATATGGATTTGGAACTAAATAGTTTAATATTTAATTGTCAAAAATGTGACTATAGTACGTCACGAAAAAGTCAATGGACAAGACATCTTAAGACCAACAAACATTCAATACTTACAAATACTTACAAAAAAAGTTCGAACCTATGCGAATGTGGGAAATCTTATAAATATCGCCAAAGTTTATATACCCATAAAAAGAAATGTCCCTATATTACGAAAAAATCGGAAGAAAATAATGATGATTTGAAGGAAATATTCAAACAATTTGTAAAAGTTCAAACTGAATTTAATAAAAAAATAAGTGAAAAAATTTCTAAACCTCAAAATATATATAATGATTGTCATAATAACAAAATGACTATAAATGTATTTTTAAACGAAGAATGTAAAAATGCTATGAATTTGACTGATTTTGTGGATAATTTAAAAATCTCATTAGATGATTTAAAATATTCTAGTACAAATGGGTTTGTAGATGGAGTGACTAATATATTTACAAAACAATTAAAAAATATGGATCCTACAGAAAGACCAATACATTGCAGTGACAAAAAGAGATTACAATTTTATGTTAAAGACGATAATAAATGGCAAAAAGACGAAGATTGTAAAAAAATCGACGAAACCATCACAAATATAAAATTAAAACAAACAACCAAAATAAGCGATTGGGAAAAATTACATCCAGATTATAGAGACGACCCTTATTTATTAGATGAATGGCAAAATATGTTATCAGGGATTACAGAAAATACCTCTGGAAATGTCTTAAAACAAAAATTATCTCTTAAGAAAAAAATAGCCTCTTATATCGAACTGAAAGATGCTATGGATAAAGATCAGTAATATTTTCACTTAACATATTTATTTTTTTCATATACCAATAAATATTGATGCACCTTTACCGTATAACCAAATCGTTTCGCTTGAGGCATCTGGATTTTTATAGGGGATATTTTTTTCTGTGAAAGCACCACTTTATCAAAAGGTTTAAGTCCGCATTTTTCCATTATTTTTTCCGTTTGATATGTAAAATCATAAAATATATTTTTTTTTCTCCAATCCCCCACCATAATACAGTATTTAGCACCTGGTAGTGCCTTTTCCGAAACTCTCTTCCATACTTGCTCATATTGTTCAAGAAAATCTTTCCAGTTTTTCAATCTATCTAATCCTTCTTTATCACCATATTTTTCCAAATTCCAATATGGTGGACATGTAATAAGTCCATCATGGTATGGTATTTCTTCTGTAAGAGAATTTGCTAAAATATTATCCACTTTATAATGAGATTTTGCAAATTCAATTGCATCTGTCGATATATCATACCCCAAATAAACTTTATTGGTATTTTTGGCAGCAACATGTCTTTCTCCCCACCCAGCAAACGGATCAAAAAGTGTAGTAGCATCTCTTAAAAAATATTCCATACACCACTCTGCTATTTGTGGTGAAAATGGGCTATAGGATGACCTACTTGATTGTTTCGAATGGCTTTGTTTACCTCGTATTCCTATTTTTCCTATTTTATCCATATCAAATACTGATACTGGCAAATATTTATAAATGATATTAGTTGTTTGTTTTTGCATTTTAATAATAATATAATTTTGGATTTATATTATTATTTTCGGATTATTATTTTTTTTTCATTTTTGATTTTAAAATCCAGAAAAAGCAGAAATCCCATCGTTTGCAGCCATAGGTTCGTTTTGCATATTAGGACCTTGAGCATTTACAAGACCATTAAACCCACCACTATTATACATATTATTTCCACCACTTTCCTGCTGTGGTTCATTTGCAGGGGGAAGCATCTGCGTTGGCGATACCATAGCATTATGGGAGTTCAAATAATCAGCACGACTTGCTTGGTGTGTAGGCATACCACCTCTAGATATTGGTTGAGATACCTTAACTACTGAATTATTTTCTTTCTGTTTTTTGACATCTTCCTTTTTACCATGCCATAATTCACTAACACGTTCGATAAGCAATTTCATTTTTGTTCCAACTTTTGTATTTGCCTCGTAAGCAAAAACAAGAATAATTAGCAAAACGCTAAATATATTAAATGTACCGTGATTACGTCCACTGTAAGTCGGTACAAATGTTATAATTCGATCGATGAAAAATAATCCTAAAAGTGTCAATAATAAATGTCCTAAAACTTCGGCCGTTACTTCGAAATTCGATTTACTTTCATCATATTCAGACATCATATTATTTACAAAATGTGTATAAAAACTCATAGGAATTATTGCTAAAACTAAATATTGAATTATATTCATCATATTGGATTTAGTTTCTGTATCAAAATTAAATACATGATTCAAAAATCCATCTTTTTTTACTTTTACTGTATCGACATCGTCCATATAATTTATAAAAAGAAATTAAAAAAATGAAACAATTAATATTATACTAGTTTATGCATCGGGGAGAACAACAATATTTACAGTTAATAAAAAATATAATTAAAAATGGTCTCATAGAAAAGGGGAGAAATGGTAATACCCTAAGTATAGTGGGGACAAATATGCGATTTTCTTTGAAAAATAACAAAATACCATTTACAACTACAAAGCGATTAGCATGGAAACCGTGTTTAAAAGAATTATTATGGTTTATTAAAGGAGATACGAATAATGAAAATTTACAAACACAAAATGTAAAAATTTGGAATGACAATGCTAGTAGAGAATTTTTAGACAGCAGAGGTCTATACAATTTAGATGAAAATGATTTGGGACCTGTATATGGACATCAATGGAGATTTTATAATGCTAAATATTCTAATTGTTATGAAGATTATTCTAATAAAGGTGTCGATCAATTGCAAAATGTAATCGACGGTATTAAAGAATCAAAGAAAACTGGAATATCGTCTAGAAGACTAATATTAAATGCATGGAATCCATTACAATTAGATGAAATGGCTCTCCCACCATGTCATGTATTATCTCAATATTTTGTACAGGACAATAAATTATCATGTGCACTATATCAGAGAAGCGGAGATGTTGGATTGGGGATACCCTTCAATATTGCATCATACTCGTTTTTAACCCATATTTTAGCAAAGCATTGTGGATTAGAAGCAAATGAATTTATCCATTTTATCGGAAATGCTCATATATATGAAGATCATGTAGGTGCTTTATTGGACCAGTCCATCCGAAAACCATATGATGAACCAACTTTAGAAATTCGAAAAAAATATGATGATATTAATGAATATACTATGAATGATTTTAAAATTCATGGTTATAAACATTATGGAAAAATAAAAATGGATATGCGTGTATGATGAAATATTTATTTAGTAATAAATATTAAAATGAGTGGAAAATCTTGCGGAATTAACGGCGAAAAACCTCAATATATGTTAGGTTCCAATTTTACAAAAACAAGACAATCAAATAATACTACACAGCAAATTATAAGCGCTATAAATATAAATAAACAAGCCATGAAACAATTAGAGAGAAAAACAGAACATTTAGAACAATCATTATTAATGCAAAGAAGTTTAGAAGCACCTGACAATAAACGAAATATTAAAGAAATAGATGAAAAGTTTGGAAAAAAATTAGACTTAATGAATGGAGATTTTAAAGAACAAATGAAATTATTGAAAAATTACATACAAGACCTGGAACAGAAGATACAACTTTTAGAAAATAAAATTATACAAAAAACACCAGTTATCCCAAAGACAGTTGATCCTGTTAAACCCAAGACCTCAGAAAAACCCAAGACCTCAGAAAAACCCAAGACCTCAGAAAAACCCAAGACCTCAGAAAAACCCAATGTGACATTAGAAATTATAGAAAAATAAAATCTCCATAAAAATAAACATAATACTAATAAAATTGAAAATAATAATAAAGATATATTTATTATTATTATCAACCATGGAATTAGTGTTAACTAATAAGCAAAAAATAAACCAATTTTCACTTATCTTTAAAAATTTAAAGAATATTTCAACAGATGTAGAAATGCATGTCCAAAAAAATCGCATCTATATTCAAGGTATGGATGCGGGACATATTTGTCTATTTGAAATAGAAATCAAATCTTTTTGGTTTAATGAATATAAATTCGATGGTGTAGATTTGAGATTAGGCATTAATTGCGAACTCATACATAAAATTATCAACTGTAAAGAAGATAATCAAAATATTCGTCTGAAGACCGATGATGCAGATAAATTAAATGTAACACTTTATCCCAGTGAAGGTCAAACAGGAATTACTAAAGAATTTGAATTAACCCTCATGGACATTGATTGTGACCTTCTCGACGTTCCTACAGTAGATTATGATGCCGATATTGAAATCCTTTCATCCGATCTATCAAATATTGTCTCGCAACTTAGTCTTTTTGGTAATGATTTAACTGTAAATTGTGGTGAAAAAATCATATTTAAAGGTAGTGGAGAACTAGGATCAATGAATGCTATTATTGAAGAAGATCAAATTTGTATGTATGCTATTGCCGAAGATACTAATATAAATTTATCATTTAGTATGAATTATTTGGTTAAAATGGTGGCCTTTTCCAAACTCAACGTTGTAACAAAAATCCATTTTGGTACAGAATATCCCATGAAATTACAATATGATTTGGATTTTCCAATGGATGAAGATAATGAGGACGATGAAGTACAAAATTATATTAGATTCTTTTTAGCACCAAAGATTGTAGATTCTTAACTTCTCTCTTACCTTGATATGCAACTTTCATATTTGAAAAAATAATTAATTTTTTTAAGAATAATACAAACTTTAGTTTTTCAAGTTTTTTTATATTTTTTGTAACGTCATCTGGTTCTAATATATTCATTTCTTCAGTTGGATTATATAATTGATTAATATATTGCTGACCAAAAAAATTATTAAAATATTCATTATTTTTACATTGTGAATGATGCTCTACCATGTAAGCCTTTTTTACATATTTGAGATACTCATGTGAAAATTTTCCACGCACTAAATTTTTCAAAATTGTAATAACACCAAATACAACTTCTTCTATATTTTTATTTTTAGTAGAAATCTCTATTGTAAGATATGTACCATATGGGGTAGTATAATTATCAACCGTTACATTATAAATTAAATTCTTTTTTTCTCTTAATTCATTCATGATGAATGAAGTCACACCACTTCCTATAAATTCTTTAAAGAAATCAATGTAGAAAATTTCAGGGTCTTTTTGATAAATTGGAGAATGAAATGCTAAGATAATATTAGTATTGTCTATTTTGGTGTTTTTTAAAAATTGTATATCCAATCCTTGTTTGAAAATATCACTATATTTGGGAATAATTTTAATTGGATTTACTTTAGTCAAATTTTTCTTTAGAAGACTTAGTACTTTTGTTTTTGTATATTTTCCAGAAATTACAAAAATAATATTTCCAGATCCATAAAATTTTTTCACCCACGAATTTAAATTATCCACATTAAATGTTTTCAAGTTTTTAATTTGCAACTTAATATCATCTTGTAATTGTAATCCTGAAAGGCGAAACAACATATTATTCAATAAATGGTATAAATCCATCATAGGATGGGCAGCATGAATTAATAATTCATTATAAACAGCCTTTGCCTCTTTTTTTATAAGAAATTTGCTAATTCTAGGCTTTAATGTAATACTTGTAATATAATCAATCATTTCTATATGATCTTTCGCTAAGCCATGAATATAATATTGAACCGTTGTTTGACCGGTTGATGCATTGGTTAATACACCTTTTTTTTTCCAATAATCACTGCACCCTGATTTACCACATTTATCCCACGAATCAATCAAAACATGTTCCAGTAAATGTGAAATTCCTTCATTTTCCTCATGTTCATTTATATAACCACTGCTTATATATGCTTCAACCATTGTTGTTTTAGCATTAGGTATACTATTCAATATTATTTTGAAATCATTAATTTCTATCATTTCATGCTTTTTCATTTAATATATATTACGGAAAAAATTTAAATAAGATTTCTCGAATACTTATAATGATAAAGTACATACTAGCGGTATTCATATTTTCAGTAATTCTTTTCCTTTACTTACACATAAATTACCATTTGAAGTGTAGCAATGATTTAGAAGTCTATACCATCGATGCCCCTTCTAAAGAAACATTAGAGGAGATTTGTAATATTAGACAGCCTGTAGTGTTTGATTTTTTTAACGAAAACTTAATGAATGAATGTAACATAGAAAATTTAGAGACAGAATATGGAGCATTTGATGTGAATTTAAGAGATAATAATAATCATGACAAAAATACTGAACAATATCTACCATTTCTTCTAAAAGAAGCACTTACTATCTTTCGTGACGGTGAAAGTAAAAAATATTTTAGTGAGAAAAATCAAGATTTCTTAATAGAAACTGGTTTAATAAAGAAGATGCAATATAATGATGGGTTTTTGCGACCACCAATGGTGTCAAAATGTGAATACGATTTAGTATGTGGAGAGGTAGGTGTTAAAACGCCATTGAGATATTATTTGAATTACCGTAATTATTACTATGTGACTAGTGGTGAAATAAATATAAAGTTGGTTCCACCAAATAAGACAAAATATTTATATGAAAATAAGGATTATGATAATTATGAGTTTTCATCACCGCTTGATTTGTGGGAAATACAAGATCAGTACAAAAATAACTTTGATAAAATAAAGGTGTTGGATTTGACTTTGAAACCTGGGCAAATCGTATATATACCAGCATATTGGTGGTATACTATAAAATTTACGACTTTTTCCTCTGTATGTAAGTTTAGTTATCGTACATTTATGAGTTCGTTAGCTAATTCTCCAGATCTTGTTATGAAATTATTGCAACAACAAAATGTAAAACGTGACATGTTTGAAAAAATAGATGTCCTAAAAAGTAATGAAAAAGTTAAAGAAAAAAATTAGAGATATGAAACTTTAGGATAAAATTAAATACATTAATAAATTAAAATATATATATAATTTATAAATGCCTACAAATATTACGAAAAAACGTATCGTACCAAGTAGTGAAGAGAAGAGGGGTGAGAACAGAGCATGGAAAGAACCAGAGCCAGAGCCAGAACCACAATATCGCCAATTGGATGATGGAAACTATGAGTTGGAGAAGCAAAATGAGATGATGATGTTGGAAGCCATTGGTACCGTAAATGTAAGTGGTGAAAATTTGACATGGACTATGACTGGGTCAGTTGGTACAGGCAGCGCATCTTTTACATGGATCCCGGAAAATTCTAGGTATGAGAGTGGCATTAACACGTTATATTTCCTGAGTTCTTCTTCTGTTTCTGGAAACCAGGGAACTTTTACATATGGTGATATATCTGGTTTATATATGACTACCGATTTTGCAATTACTTCACCAGCAACGGGTAGCATTGACGAAAATAACATCACAGCAGGTCCTCGATTGACCACAACCAAAGATCCTAATGTTGTGTGGACATTAAAAAAGTACAGTAAACTTGGTGTGGGACCTAATGGTAATGTTGTGGATGTGGACCCGATCAATAAAAAAAACATAACAATTTACGGAAGTACTTTGTTCGCAACCTCCGCGCCATTACTAGGTGAGAAGGTTACACTTAAAAGTACCAACACAAGCCACTCGGTGCACGACGTGCAATTTCTAGTGACAAATGTTAGTAATACACCAGAAAACTATTATGTAAAACTAACTAGCACTGACACCGAACATCAAGCCATTTCTATGAACGACGGTGAAATTACAATAGATCATCATTTGCACGATGCAGAACTTTTTACACTCTTTAACTTCCAAGGTATGACGGGGATGTATATGACTGGTATGACAGATATGTATCGTACGATGCCCGATTCGGGAGGTAGCACTGGTACGGGAGGTATGTACGGTACGATACCCGATTCGGGAGGTAGCACTGATACGGGAGGTATGTACGGTACGATACCCGATTCGGGAGGTAGCACTGGTACGGGAGGTATGACACCATATTGGGAGTTGCGGTTTAAGGAAGGGCAGGCATTCGACACAAGTGATAAAGAGTATAAAGTAATAATTCAGGTGCAAGAACTCCCCACCCAAGACAATCAAAACCCAGTCGCCGTGGAGCAGACAATGATAATAACAATAGATAAAATTCCAGTGGACGACACTCTGGAGATCATATCCCTTGTCGATGGATTTTCTCTTAATTTTCCTAACAATCAGGACAAAATCCTTTTCCCATTCAAACCTAAAGGGGATCACCATATTTATTACAGTTTTCTTATTGCAGATGATGATAATAATTTTGAATTTAACACAGAAGGCCCAGATA